CGGAGACGGATATGTTTCCGGCGCAGGAGCCTATAATAAGGGCGTCAGCGACGCAGACGGACGGGTAAACACGGAGTGCGCTTCGTATAAGTCAGGTTATGCGAAGGGTAAAGCTACTTTGATAGGAAGCGGTGGAAATGGAAAATACTCAGCTGTTAACATTCCGGATTTCAGAAATTTAACAGCCGATAATTTCATGTTCGTTCCGACGAACATAACAGCATCCTGCGGGTTTGGTGGGCATTGGAATACAGATCAGCAAGGAAGCTTTGCCAGTAAAGGAAGCGCACAAACAAACGTTGTGATTTCCTATGACCCGTCTACTGGAATGGTTACTGTTGACGGATGTACGGGAACCACACAAAGCACACAAGGATATTCGTGGGTTAATAATGCATATACTAATACCACGATATCCACAACAGGAGAGATTTACTATATTGGCAGATAATATTCTTACTTTAAAATGAGCGCCGTCACCGTCATTTTTCCAGCGTCCATGTGGCCATATGCAGTCCATCCGACATTTACAACATTTTCCTGTATTTTAAATGGGAATGCGGCGGATCCATAATGTGTGCTGTATAAAGTACCAACTTTTGTTGCTATGGACACGATACCCAAAACTTTTCCGCTATATACAAGCGTCGTATCAAATGAACCGTAACTACTGCCTACAGATCCGCCGCCTTCCCAGGAAAACGTCTTTTCTTCGGTTGATACGCGCTCACTACCCTTCGCATAACCTGACTTATACGAAGCGCACTCCGTGTTTACCCGTCCGTCTGCGTCGCTGACGCCCTTATTATAGGCTCCTGCGCCGGAAACATATCCGTCTCCGCTATGGTACCCTGCAGGGATCGCAACGTTTCCATTTCCGGTTGTCTCCCCAACCCACGCTCCATTGTTCGGCATACTTCCTGTTGCATCTTCCAGCTCTGCGGACGAAAACACCTTCCCACTCAGGACGTCCGCTGCTGTCGTGTTCCCAGTGGGATTTCTAAAAGGGGTTACCGTTCCTCCCTGTGAGGTCTTGAATCCCCATTTCCCCTTTGCATCCGTTCCAAAATACAGACCATTCAGCTGGTCAGAATGCTTTTTCCCAATCCTGGCATCCAGAACGAAGCCGTCTGTGTTCGTGGTCTCATTGTTGGCAATTCCGGCGAACGCTGCCGCTTTCATGTCCGTGAACCACTTTGCAATCTTTCCCATAAGTGTTCCCAACGTTTCGGTGCTGGCTACATTGGTGCGTTCAGCGGCCGTTGAAAACGTCACCGTGTTCTTGCTGGCATCCCCGGCACTCGTCTGCATTTGTTCCAGTTTCTTGTCGATTGCCTTGAAATTATCGTTGAAATCTCCAACATTTACCGGATCTTTTCCCTCCGGCAGCTTCATCCGCAATAAGTTTGTCAGTTTCATCCATTCCACCTTTCTGCCGCTTGGCGGCTCTGTGCAAAAAACGCTGTGCAGAAGACCTTTTCCCTTTGCATAGCGTTCCCTTCCATAACACAATTCAGTTCTTTGCTTCCTTGATCTGTGTTGTCGTATTCCAGCTGTTGGGCTTCAGACTCCGCCAGCTCGGCTGAACGGCTGCCAGAGAATCCCAGGACACATACGGAATCTTCTGATTGATCCGAAGGCCATCCCATGTAAAGGCTGTCAGATCGTCCCAAACCTTATCTGCCAGTTCGTTCCAGATCACATACCGATACGTGATCTCATAGGCAAGATGCGCCGGCTTCAGTTCATCCAGGAGCCGCCGGAACAGCTTGATATGATTGGGAATTCCGTAGCCACCCACAAAGATCACCTTGAATCTGTACTCAGATGTAACCTCTTCTACGATCGCCTCCGTTTCGGTGACACTCTGGGCAACCCGCTCAATTCTTTCTGGTGTCAATGTCTCCGTTCCGGACAATCTGGCAATGATCAAGGCCCTTCTGGCTTCATCCGTTGCTTCCTCGCTGATCTGCAGCGCCAGCAGCTTCTCCCAGTGTTCCAGATCCCACGTTGCAAGGCTTGGGGTTCCCTGCTCCATCAGACTGTCCATCAGTGCATGCGCGTGGCCGATCTCATACCCTTGTGCCTGATAGATCGCTGCTATTTCCTCGAATTCAGGAAGATACGGAGGCACATATCTCGTCAAATTCACAAATCGAACAGGCAGTTCGAAAGCCTTCTTTTCTGCTTCGTCCTGTCCATATAATCTTTCTCCGTAGAGGAATTCGCCCTGCATCTGCTACTCCTCCGTTCCTGTCACTCCCATGAGCCTGTTCCACGTGAACGCCGTCGGATCTCCCTTGATTTCCAAATTGATGGCATTGATCTCCTTCTCGACTTTCACCACCTCTGCCTGAATGTCATTGATGTCATCCGCTTCAACCTCATCCCCCTGATATTCATAGCTGATATAAATATAAGGTTCCGAAGATTCTACATGGATCTGCCTTGCCCATGGTCTGCCGGGCGGTGCCGCCGCCGTAAACGGAAGTTCTGTCCCGGATTGCTGCGGTCCCGTGCACACAGTCAGCGTATCGTCGTCCACATTGTCATGAATCAGTTCGCCTTCATATACACCGCCTTCCGGCATTTCTACTGTTTCCTCGATGATGTAGGCGCTTCCCTGAGTTTTATTCTTTTTCTCAATGAACTTTTTAACTTCCATCAGGTCACCACCTCCAATGTTACAGTTCCGATAACCGCAATCTGCTCTTCTGTAAGGTTCACATTCTCTGCAGTCCCATTCAGCTTCAGATTTGAATAATCCGTAACGCCTTCCGTATCCAAAAGAATTTTTCCGATCATGGAAAGATTAATGCTTCCGGTCTCATAGGCATTTGCTGCCAGATAACGTATGATCGCCAACTGAAACTTGCTTTGAACACTCGCGCTGTTCTCGCCCTGCCCGATTGAAACCTTCGCAGTGATGTTAACCGGAAGTTCTGTCGCCGATAGGACTGTCACCGTCGCACCAACAGGGCGAACAGAGTCAATATATTCCTGCACTTCATTCACAAGTGTTGAAGATGCAGCCTTTTTGTCTGCGCTTGCTATGACCACCTTCACCGTTCCCGGACCGCTGGCCAGTGGATAGATTTTCGCTGCACCTACTCCCGTCACGGACATTGCCCAATTGTAATAATCATTAACGTTCCCACTGCTCGCCGGCTTCCGCAAGATCTCCAGATATCTGTCCCGGAAAGCCTCGGTATCTTCCTCATCTGTTCCGGCATCCAGCAGCTCCGTAAGCGTTGCTGCCCGAAGCCCATTGATGTACTCCATTGGCAACAGCGATCCTGCAAGCGCATTTCCTGCAGCTCCCGCTGTCTCACATTCCAGCTCGTACACCCCCGGAGAAAGCTTTCCGGTCACCACAAGATTCACATCATCATTGTTGAACCGTTCCCCAATCGAAATATTCAACTCCGGAGGATCAAAGACCGCTTTCCACCGCGCCGGCGTTGCCTCCTTTGGTGTGATCCCTCTTTCCGCGGCTCTTTTTATCAGATATTCCCGAGATGCCGTATCCGCAAACATCTCCCGTTCCAATGTCTCCATATCCATATAGATCAGCTGATGTTCGATTGCCGTAGGTGCAAGCGCGTCATAGATCACTGCCCCTTCTCGCTTGTCAAACTTGGCCGATACTTTATCCAGCATCCTTTTCAGGATCCCCGCATATGACGTATCAAACAGTGACATTTTCAAACTCCTTCCCGATGTCCATATCTCCAAATATCGTATGTGCCGTGAACTGAACATAAATCGAATTCCGTTTCGGATATGAAAAAGAGAAGTTATCCACTGAAGTAATTCTGTCATCTGGCGACAGCGCTTCACGGATTCTTCTCTCTAATTCCGGACTGATATATGTCATATTGTGGCCATACAAATCTTTGAGTTCTATGCCATAATTCCATGAGTAAATCGGATAGGCATATCGCTCTGTGTTGAGGATCTTCCATATGGCTTGTATCATGGCCTGCTGCCGATCTGTCGTACCGGTAATTCTCAAAGCGTCTGGCCACATACGGTAGGTAAAGGACGGGTCTGTCTCAAATGTCACTTCCCGCAGTACCTTATGATTATTCGTTTCCGGTATCACTGTGCAACCTCCCGGAAATAGTAAACTTCTGTCCTCCCTGCGCCTGTGTGATTATCACCTTATCCCCCTTTTTCAGATAGTCCTTCACGGTAACAATCAGCTCATCCTCTTCACAATCCTCATCCTCACACAGATCATATATTTCTTTGAATACCTGTCTGCATGCTTCTGATTCATTGATCTCGCGGAAGAGCTTGCGAAGCTCTGCAATGATCGGATGCTTTATCTTGATCTTTCGCTTTCTGTACTCTGCCGGCGTATCAAATTTCAGATTCGTCTGCTCTTCATCAAATTCCAGCTGCTGATCTATTTTGACACCAAGCACCTTCCCGCTCTCTTTATCGGCCTCTGTTATGACCCCATACATCACCCGTGTCGGGTCGCTTTCTTCTACAGCTTCTCTTGCGGCGCGTTTGACAGCCACAATAATATCTCTGGCATCCAGCAAGACAACCACCTCCTATGCTACAAACTCTCCGCCCCTTACTGTAAGGTCCATATAATGTTCGCTTTCTGAGTATGCATGCTTAGCTTTCTCTACGAGCATAAGATTGCTGATGCTGACATCATCAAATTCCAGCTTTACAACAAGCAGCGATCCCGCTCTTATATGCGAATCTCCAAACGCATTGGATATGGTCAGATTTCTTGTCTCTGCATTATACAGATTCAAAAGCGCCTTTGCCTTTGCCGCGCCGTCTTCTCCCTTATCCAGCTTATCGGTATACTGCAGCACTCCCCATTTATTAATGTTTTCTCCGGACTGTGCTATATATACCTGCCTTCCACCCGCCTCAGAATCCTCATAAATCAATTTAATCTTGTTATAGGTCTCTTTATCGATGGAACGCGAATACTCGAAATCCTGTGCCGTCTCCTCGTCAATCAGCAGGTTATATTGCATGTCTCCGATGTTCTTCAGTGCAAGGCTGCCGAAATCATCGAACAGAACGAAAAGCTTTCCTGTTTCCTTCACGGTTCGATCAATTGAATTCCCGATGATATCAAACAGTGTTTTGTCTTTTTCTGTCCTTGTAATCGGACACCCTGTCGCTGACAGGCTTCCACAGTTAAGCCGGAAGTCCTTGGCAATCATCCGGAGAAGATCTCCCGTCTCTTTTTTCACATAATTGTAGGTTGCCTTGTTCTTAAAATAACGGAGCTGATCATAGGCTGTAATCGTCAGAATGTGGTCCTTTTTCTGCTTGATCGTAAATACGAATCCATAAAATACACCGATATCTCCGTCCTTGAAATAAACGACATCGCCGTTTGCAATGGTAATGCTTCCATCATCAATAATGCTGAAAGAAAGAGATCCGGCTGAACCGGATCTCTGGGTTTCCCACTGTATTTTACTTTTCACAACGGGAAGGTAGCTCTTCCCTTCATGAACTGTCATCAGAATATATGCCCTATCCTGCATCTTTCACCTTCTTCTCCGGAAGAGAAAGTACCTGACCGGGATAAATCCTGTTCGGATTGGATCCAATGGTTTTTACGTTCGCGTTATACACATCCTTCCAGGCGTTCGCGTCGTTGTAGTACTTCTGAGAAATCGTTATGAGATTATCCCCGTCCTTTACGGTATATTGCGTCTCTGCCGGCTTGTTTCCTGCTGCCGCGGCCCTTTTCTTCTCCGCAGCAGCTTTGGCATTGGCAATTCGCACATTTCTTGTTCCATATGCCCGATACTGCTTCAGGTTAATGGATACACCGCAATCAAGTCCGTATTCGTCATGGTCTTCGGTAATCTCGTAAGTTTCCATTGATACCAGCATCGATGTTCCATACAGCCTTCCGCCTCCTGGGACAGGCCTTCCTACTGTAAATGCAAACGGCTCTCTGGATACCTTCAGCTCTTCAAACAGTTCCAGATAGGCTGCCGCCGGCATAAAGGACCCGTTTGCAAATGGATATTCCTGATTCGGCAACAGAAGATCAAACGAAATTTCCGTAAGCCCTGCCTTTTTCAGGATGTTGACATCCCCTTCATTAATCAGGTTCACCGTCTTATTGTTGTTCGCGATTTTCAGCTTCAGCTTCCCCGGTGTAACCGGCATCAGAATGCCGTTCAGATAGAATTCATAGCTCATGCCGCATGATCTCCTTCGGCCACTTCATCCAGCGTCTTGTACAGCTGACCCGCCAGTCCGTCCACCATTCCATCCAGATCCATAGAGCTCTTAATGGAATTGTTATTCACCATATCCACCTGGATCTTTGCCGTTGTGAAGCGATTGATGGCATCCCGTTCTGCGATATCGCACAGGTATTTGATATCTTCTTCGGTATCGTCCAGTTTATCCTTCACCTTTCCTGTATTGTCCGCCGTCTGGGCCGTGTTGGCCGCAATGCTGTCCCACGAAGCTGCAGTTCCCAGATCTCCTGCACCCTTGGACGAAAACACATTTCTGATCTTACTGGTTACACCATCGCCCCAGTCAGCTCCCTTTTTGAACGCGTCTGTATAATTGATCCGGTCCATCGTATAGTCCGAAGCATTCAGGGTCTTTGCCTTCTGTCCTCCGGATTCTTTGATTGTTGTATCAATCTTTGTCTGAATCTGTGCCTGAAACCCTGACACAGCTGCTGAAAGGTTAGACCCAAATACAGCATCCAGAATTTTGGCTGCGGCTCCGACAACCGAAACAATATAGTTGAACAGCGATAGAATCACCACTTTGATGGCTGCGACAGGATTGTCGAACAAGATCCCGAACGCAGCTGCAAAGTTGGCTACCATGTTATAGAAATTTACGATTCTGGTGACACCCCAGTTATATAAACCGATCAGAAGGTTCTGTATCACCGCCACAACAGTCATAACGGCCCCTGCAACCGTTCCCAATGCAGAATTGGCCATTCCTGCAGATACCGCCGCCTTTGTTCCGAAATACAGAATTGCTGCCGCTGCCGCAAGAACTCCCACTACAATCCATGTAATCGGGCAGGCAGCGAGCGCAGCATTCAATCCATACTGTGCCGCCGTCTGAGCAAACGTTGCACCTGCCGCCATTGCCGAGGCTGCCGCATGTACAGTTTCTGATGCCGCCATTGCAAAATTGATCAGACTGACCGCAGCCCCGATTGTTTTATACGCAACAAGTGCCGCAACAGCAATCAGAACCACAGGTTCCAGCGCAGCCCAGTTATCTGACACCCACGCAACAACAGCCCCCAGTCCATTCAGAACCGCACTTGCCATACTTGCGCCGAAGTACATCCAGCTTATCGCCTGCTGTATCGCCTGTTGTCCGCCAGCGCTGTTCAGATAATTATTAAGCTGCGTAAGCACCGGAGAAAATGCCTGTATTGCATGATTCTTCATAACTTCCGCTTCCTGGCCGAAGGTCATGGGCATCTGTGCAAACCTGGCATCCACCTCATCAGCAGATGCCATAATTGCATTTTTTACCACCTCGGCCGAAAGCTTGCCATCTGCTGCCATTTCCTTGATTTTACCAATCGGTACGTCCAGATAATCAGCAATGGAACGTACCAGGTTCGGGGCCTGCTCAAATACCGAATTCAGATCCTGGCCACGAAGAACGCCGGAGCCAAGTCCCTGAGACAGCTGAATCTCTGCATTGGCCGCTTCCTGTGCACTGGCTCCTGCAATAACCATCTGCTTCTGAACGATCTCCGCAAAACGTATTACCTCATCCGAACTGGAAAATGCATCTCTGGCATTATTACCGAATCTGGCGATTACACCCATCAGATCATTTACTGATCCTCTTGCGTTATTGGCTGATGCATAAATCTTTTGCATCGCCGCATCCGTCTCCTGACCAATCACTGCATCCGATGCACCGGTATTGAAGTTGCTGATCATCATCTGTATACGAGATGTGTTCTGTGCCAGTTCATCCGAAGCTTCCACAACATTTTTAATTGCCTGCATCGACAGATACGTTGCTGCAATCCTCTTCAGTTTCCCAAGGAGTCCATCTGCAGCATTCGCTCCTCTCTGAATTGCCTCGTTGTGTTCTCTCTGTTTTTTCTCTGATCGGTCCGTTTCGTCCGGAACTCTCCCCATTTTCTCTACCATGTCCGTAAGACCAGCGCCGGAGGCAGAGTTCAGAACAGTATTCAAATGATCAAAATTAGCAATCAGCCGATCCATCGCCTCTGCGGCACTGGTCAGCTTTGCCGTCATGTCGTCGTTCAGACGGATGGAAGAATTCAGTGTTGCCATTTTTCACCTACTTTTCCGCATTTCTCAGTTCTTTTTCCCGTTTCCGCGATTCTCTCATCCACTTCTGGACAAAGGCAATTACAGCAGCCTTCTCGTTGATATCGAGATCATCGAATTGCCCCGGAAGTATCCCAAGTCTCCGAAAACAGAAATATGCATATGTGGCCATCGTATCTGCGTCAGGCCCCTCGATCAGTTTTTTACCTGATCCACTTTATCCTGCAGACCAACATCGAACCCGCACAGCTTGTTCACGAACTGCAGAAGATCGAAGTACTCGCCAGGCAGATTAACCATCTCCGGAATCAGCTCCTCCGGACTGGCCACTCCATACGATCTCAAAAGCTCATCATTCTGAAGGTCCGGCTCTACGGTACATCTGGCAATGAGGATATTGTTCAGAAGATCTGTGTCCATATCCTGTCTGAACTGGTTCTTCCCTGGGATCTGTACCATCTTCGTGCAGCGCTTGCGGATCTGATTAAACTCCTCCGAGCTGATTGCCCGGAACTTCCACGGGATCGGCTCTCCTTTTTCATCCACAAAAGCCTTTGATACTACATAAAGCTCTTCTTTTTCGCCTGCTTTCTTGTTCTGCTTCAAAAACGCATGTAAATCCATGTTGTCCTCCTTATTTTCCTCCAAATACAGGGCAGAAAAGTGAGGAGGAAGCACTCTTTCAGCACATGGCCTATCTGCCCTCATTGATTACATTCCTGCAAGTTCCTTGAACACTTCAGGAATTTCCACATCGTCAAAAGTAAAATCGAAATCCTCGTCGATAATGTCGGAATCCGCATCGAACTTGGCAAGGATCAGCGAATCCATGTTGCAGTTTTTCAAAATGACCGTCTGCCGTCCTGCCTTTGAGGTCGGATCTTCATTTGAGATCTGCATGTCAAAATAGAAGTCCTTCCCATTCTTCACGTAGTCCAGCATGGCCATACGGAATTCAGAGGAACAGTAATGCATCTTGCCGGATCCGGTTCCCTTCCATCCGGTTCCCTTGTTCGCCTTTCCTGTCTTACCAAGAATCGGCACCTCCTTCTTGGTTTTCGTAACCTTTGCTTCGACACTGACAAACTGCATTCCGTTGTACCGGCGTCCATTCAGTGTGTAATAGCACTCTGCAAGGGATCCCGAAATGGTATCCCCGCCTTCCATGATCGTATTGATATTGCTCATCTTGATCTCCTTATGCGACTCTGACTGTCATGTACAGCTGCTCCATTGTCCCTGTTACCGTGATCGCATCTGTAATAACAACTGCATTTTTGCTTTCTCCCTGCGCTACAGAAATGTTCTCCGAGCTGAAGTTCTCAATAGCGCGGAGGCGTTCCAGGCTATTGTGCAGGTCTACCACATCATTCCAAAGGGACACACGCCCGGCATCATCATTCGGGATTTTCCCCATGTACTTCGTGTTGAACAGCGCAGCAATGTCATTTCCGATCTGGTCGCAGACACGCACCGTCTTATTGTCCTGGAAGATCTCGCCCTTATCATCCGCAAATGTCACAAGAGAGTTAATGTCACGAAGAACTCTGACATCCCCTGCCACGTTATGGAAGATCAACTTTCCTGCGTCCAGTGCTGCCTTTAATCCGGACTGAGTATATGCAACGTCAACGGTATACTCGCCGTTATACAGGCTGTTCATCAGGGAATCTTCAACTGCACATCCTGCCTCTGCTCCGGTTACCCAGTACACGAGGGAAGCTTCCTCCGCCCCATCATCCTTCACCTTGTTCTCTACGTTGATAATTCCCTCGTAATCACCTTCGTAGTGGTACATCACGGTCTGGAACTTTACTCCAACATCATCACGCATTCTCTTCGTGAAGCTTGCAACCATCTTCTTGGTGGTTTCGTCTGTTGCCGCGATGCCCATGACATTAAAGGAATAGCTCTCAATGGCGTCCAGATAGGCCTGATAGCTGTCTCCTGTTACCTCCGCATTGGTTCCGCCGGCAAGAGTCTTTCCGGCGGTTTCCTCAAGCGCTACACCCGTCTTCCATGTCACGTAATCGTTGTCCTTCAGCTCCTCTGCCTTCGCAACCGTCTGCATATCCACCTTCACTGTTCCCAGATACAGCGTAACGTCGAACATTGAGGTGTTATCCGGATTGATGGCAATCACATACTTCAGGTCATTTCCGCGAAGGCCGGAATACCTTGCCGTGGCATTATCTGATGTTGCCTTTCCTCCGCCGCCCTGCAGGTTGTATCCGTACAGGGTCGTGATGTGAAGGAATAACTCCCTCAGATTTTTCAGCTTCTCTGACATATAGTCATATCCGAAGATCTGACGGGAATTTTTCAGAAACTCGTCCTGCGTCACCTTGAACACGCCTTCCGGTCCCCAATCAAGAAAAAGCGGCATAGTCGCCACCCCGCGGCCGGAAAGGCTGTTTCCTGCTGCCTTTACCGAAACAAAATTGATGTATGTGCCCGGAAGCGGCTTATTCTGCGCTGTAAACGTACCTCCGCCTAATGCCATATCATTTCACCTTACCTTTCCTGTATTCCTGCAGGGCCTGTTCCGCTTCCTGCAGAGTGTATTTTTTCTTTCTGTCCAGCACTGCCGCTGCAATATCCCGATGCTCTTCAAACCGCTTGGAATCAATCAGCTGAGCACCGGAAAAATACTGTAATGACTCTGCTTCTGTCTTTCTTTTCTTTGCAGTCATCCGGTTACCTCCACCTCAGTTTCATGCGTTTCCATCATCACCGTCGGATCCGATCGTATTTCGTCCGATTGAATATGAAACGACATAACAAGAACCCCATCTGAAACAGTCGTCTGCTTTCCCAGACTCCTTACCATCCTGCCTCCGGCCGGAAACATCTCCAGACAATCAAAGAGCCGCTCTGCTGCATCATTCATTTCAGCATTGGGCTCCGTTATCTCACTTATTTCTGTTTCATTCGGAAAAAAGCAGACATTGCACAGCCATGTTCTTCGGTATCTCTTCCAGAAATAGAGATTCTTTGCCGGTGTTACACAGCGCACATAAAAACACGGTTCGTGAAATCCCTGCTCGTTATTCTCCGTCCGGATGGGGTATTCCTCACCGAATTCTTCATAAATGGCATTTACCATGCCGTCTATCAACTGTTCTGTCGTCATCCGATATGCCTCTTCAGAAACTGTTCAATCTTCTTCTCCAGAAGGGCCGGCGCTTTGTTCTGTGTTTCAAGCTCTGCCTCCTGAAGCATCATGCGACCTTCAACCCACCTTCCGTTAACCGCTCGATGTCCATGTTCCACGTACGGACCATAGAAGGTCGGATTTGTGATCTCAATCACATAGACGCTGCCTTCCTTCCGCACATGCAGCTTGTTTGCATAAGCCGCAATGTTTTTGACTTCTTTCCCTCCGGTCCACCCCCGGCGCAGTGTTCCACCATTTTTCCCTGAAGATGGTGGATACACGCCTTCCGGTGTTCTTGGAATCACCTGAGCAAGAAGAAGTGCTGCAATGTCCTTTGCACACTGCTCATAAAACCGCTCAAGCTCCATTCCCTGCCCGTCGGTCAGCTCATGCAGCTGTTTCTGCAGACGTTTCAGGTCTCCTGCATCACTATTTCCAAGGCTCATGCGTAATTCTCCAACGGTTCCAGCATATACTCACAGTGCGTTTGATAGGATGCGGGAATCCCCGAGTTCTTCCAGTTGCTCACCGCTCCTGTTGCACGCACGACATGGATCCTGCTCCCCGGCCGGATCATAATATCCGGTGCTGTAAAAAGCTTCACAGACTGTACGATGGTGTTGTTTCCTTCTCCCGTTTGTGCTGGCGCAATACTGGAAAAAGAAAGACGGCAAGGGATATCCGCATAGGTCTCCCTCTCCGTCTTCCTGCTTCTGTGTGTGTGTTCATCCACCGTCTCTGTCTGCTCATATACTGTGCAGACATCTTCAAACAAGCTTCCTACAGCCTTCTGACTTCTTACCAACATACTTTTCGGTATCGTAACAGCTCATCCTTTCTTCCGCTCAGCAGCTCGCTGATCATTGCAGGTACTCTGACAGACGGACTGCTGGCATCTCCTGCGTTATAGCTGACCTGTGTGTCACCGATCTTCAAAGAAGCAACTCCGGATTCTATTCCAAAGAGCTCATCCAGTTTCCCGGTGTTATACAGATCCTGCAGGAAATGCCCGCATGCCATGTCCACCATTACATATCGCAAACCATCCGGTACGTCCTGTACATGGCAGAAATTGCGGATATACTGATCTGCCCGAAGAAGCGCATCTTCCAGCGCCTCCTGCGTCTCTTCGCTGTCATCGACCGGAAAGCCTTTTTGCTTCAGGGTTCGCTTCATGAGGCGGAGCATTTCATACATATCCACAGCGGCCTCCCATCTTATCCTCTGGAAATGATACGGGCAATCGGAATTGCCTTGTTCGAAATCGCGTTCGTTCCATCATTGACCAGAGACCAGTTTGCGCCTGTCTTCAGCTCGGCATCGGTCGGGCTGTTTGTCGCCTGAGAAGCCTTCGTGTAGGAAATTCCAGCTACACTGACCGCGTTTCTCTTTCGGCTGATCAGCGTGTCCTCGCCTCCCGCCGTCTTGGCATCGCGCACCATCTCATAGGGCACCTTTGCGCCCAGATCCTCGAAGCCGATTGCGCCGTCTCCCAGAATGTAGGAGGTATATGCCGTTCCTGCTGCCAGAGACAGAACATATTCGCCTGCTGCAATGTCCTTGATGCTCTTTGCTACCGTCGCCTTCAGGACCTGCGCACCGGTCGGTGTGCCATCCTCAATGACTTCCAGCGCTCCCTCTGCAGATCTGACCGTCCGCACATAGGTCGCCGGAGCGTCTACGGTCGGCATGCTGTCATCGACAACAACAAGCTTCCCATTCCAGGTGCCAAGGGAAAGGTCCCTCTCAATTCCCTGCGGATCCGTATACTTCAGATACGTCAGGAGCTTTAAGTTCTCCAGATTGGTGGATACCGTGGAATGCATAAACACAAGGCTGAACCTCTGCTTGTTATCTCCGCAGGCCTTCTGCACCGCCTTGTTCAGTGTGGTTGCCTCCACCACATTGTGGTCCGTTGCGGATACATCCAGCGTATGCTTGTCCACGAACTCCGCGTTCGCCTTCTTGATCTCACCGGTTCCCGTTGCGCCCATTGCAAAAACGCCATCCAGAATTGCAAGAATCGTATTCTGGTCTACGGTGTTCCAGTATTCCATCAGCTGTGCCCGGACATTGGCCATGAAATCCACACCGCCGGTCACATCATAGGAGAAGTCCGCCTCGGTCCACCCGTGCATGCGTCCGTAGGTGAAAACTCCCTGCTCAAAGGTCTTCGTCCGATCAGTCTTCACATCCGTCTGTCCATCATAGTTCTGCGCCTCACCTCCAAGAAGACCAAAGTAAGGCAGAATCGCATATACAGTTCCCGTCTGGGAATTGTCCTTGAACGTTTCCCGCAGCCTTGCATCGCCGGTAATCGCGCGGGATGCACGAAGCTTGTTCAGTCTTGTGTTGGGAACTGCAGTCATGTACTTCCCGAACGCCTTTTCATTAAAACTCTTTGCATCAAATTTAGGCATATCTCATTCCTTTCTTTTTACCCTTCCGGGTTTTCCTTTGCCTGAGCAACAAAATCCTCATAAGACATCTTTGCCGGATCTGTCTCTCTTCCAGCCGGATCAATATCTCCTGCTTCTCCCGGATTTGCTCCTCTGATTGTTACCTTTTTCTCGCTGAACAGGAATTTGGAATCCTCCGCTCCCTTCAAGGTCTTCAACTGCGCGTCCAGGCCCTTTATCGTCCCGTCCTCCGCAAGCTCTGCCTTATCAAGATCAAGAAGAGCACGGACCGCCTTCGTGTTTCTCGCACCGGATGCCGTCAGCGCCTTCTCCACGGCATTGTCAATCCGGAGCTGCTTCATCTCCGCCTTGTGCGCCTCTGTGGCTGCCTTGTTGTCCTCCTGCAGCTTGGTGATCTGGTCCTGAAGTTCCTTCTGGTCCTTTGCCTCTTTCTTCAGACCATCCAGCTGCTTATCACGCTCCTGGATCTGATCCTTGTATCCATCGCGTTCCTTCGTCAGCTCTTCAATCTGTGTGTTCAGGCTCTCTTTGGCATGTTCGATATTCTCACCGTTCTCCTTCATGATCGCATCGACCTGCTCCTTGGTAAGTCCCATGTCTTCCAGCATTTTTCTGTTCATGCTTCCATCCTCTCTACGCTTTTAACGAGTGCGCTCTCCTGTGTTGGTTGGTTGTGCCCGCTTTACGCCCGGACCGGCAAAGCCGTCAGCAGGAATTGCACCTGCGCCTGACACCCTTTCGGGTTCTGCTCTCCTTCTGAGCTATACCGGCATAAGAAAACCGCCCGGTTTTCTCCCGGACGGTTTGTATATAAACGGATTGATTTATTCTCTATATGGTTTCTACATACTCAGCATCTTCTGAATCTAATCATCTTTCGACATTCGTCATTCCTCAACGATTTCCCATTTTCCACCTTTCCCTTCCGATCGGAAAAGCGGGGCCGGCCGTGTCATCGAATACAGATAATCTTCACCGCTGTCATCGATCACGCGATACCAACCGTTTTCTTCTTTCGCTTCATATATTTTTCCATCGGTAAGCCCTTCCGGCCCGAACGACTCCCCTACATATCTGAGTTTCATTTCACTTCTTCCTCAATGATGCTTTATCTTATCTCCGATCCGTTCTTATATGCCCGCCTGGCTTCATTGAGGCTCATGATATTGGCTCCGCCTCTCATGTCAGGATGTTCTTCCTGAATAGGATCATTTTCCCATGAACAGATGGAACAGATATCATATTCTCTTACTTTCTCTTTTCCGCAACAGGGGCATAATTTACTTATTTCGTTCGTGCTCATATTCCCAGTATTTTTCTCCATCCGCTGGTTTAAAATATGTTCTGATCGTTCCATTCTTATTGATTACCAGAAATTCATTGGTATCTTTATTATACTTTGAAATACTTCCATCGGAACGTTCTACTTTTTCAATTTTATCTGACAAAGAAGCTGCTCTAAGTTTCTTCGCTCGTGCAACATATTCTTTCTTTGATATTCCATCGAATTCACCAAGATGCTTTTTTAGATGTTTCTGCAGCGCTTTCTCAGATTCAAATCCACGCGGATCTTGCTCATTTTCTACAAGCGACGCCTTCCACTCCTTATAGCTCATATTCCGGACCGTGATCGTCTTTCCGGTTTCCGGATCTCTGGCCGCACGTACCGATGCGCGGAACTCTTCTCCCAGATAGGGACATGTGCAGCCTCGGCATCTTGGATGAAAAGGCGGGGCTGTCACGCCGATCTCGAATTGCTCCATCGGATAATGCCTGCTATCCATATTTCCGCAGAAATCACAGGTAAGGCCGTCCAATGTTTCCACGATCTCGTATTCTTCAACCCCCAGCTCCTCGAAGCTTTCCTTCTGCGCAATGTTTCCAATGGCAGCCGATTCCGTCATAACAAGTGTGCCGGCTTTCATCTTCGCGTTCTTCACGCTGCTGTCCACATACTTCTCCATGGCTTTGATGGCGCGGTCCGGAGAATCGCCGGTTGCAATCTGCCTGGTCAGCTCCCGGTGAAGCTCTCCCACCATCTTCGTCTTGTTCTCCCAGATCCGGTCAGAGAAGTTCTTGCCGTCCGGGGCCCACGGATTTCTTACTGCCATGTCCAGGGCTTTCTGATTCACGCCCCCGACCTGCCAGCCGACGCCGACGCCCTTCTGCACTTCATAGGCGGTATGGTAGTAGCTGTCCTCGTAGATCTTCGTGAGTGCCTTTCCGGTTGCCGCCAGCTCCACGCCGTAGGCCTCCTCGACAAAGTTCCGGAGCTGCAGCTTCATCGCGTCCAATCTGGTGATATGCGCCCTGGCGGATGCGTTCTCTAGCTCATGATCCCATTCTCCGGTGTTTGCGTTCTCCCGCCCCTTTTCAATGTACTGCTGCACATCCCAGCGGAATTCGTCCAACTCACCTTTCCGCAGCATCTGTCTGGCTTTCTCGTAGCTGACTCCATTCTCATCTGCAATCCGATTCAGCCATTTTTCGATCTGCTTGTTCAGCTCCCGCTGCGCATCGGAAAAGGCGGCTTCTGCTTCTTTATAGGCTTCCTCCCCGGTTTTATGGCTGGCTGCCTCAATCTGACGCATCCGCTTTTTCCAATAGCTACTGTTTTCCATCCTTTACGCCGGATTTATCCTCTTTCCCCGGCCTGCTGCCATCTCTGCCTTCCGGATCGTCCTCCGGATCCCCACCTGCTGCCCTCTGATGCAGATCGTCATAGAACCCGTACTGCTCCATATTTTCCTGCTTCTGTTTCTCCAGCCGTTTCATTTCCGCCTGCGGATCTGTTACCCACGGATGCTGTGCAATCAGTGTTTCATCTGACAGAACACCCTCCGAATTCCTGATGTTATTGATTACATCCGTTTCATTCATCATCATGTCGCGGTTAAAGATCACTTCTACGTCTTCGCCGGTATAGTCGCCTGCTCCGATGTTCGAGAGATGCGCGTTGACAAACCACAGGAGTTGTTCGAAGGATGCCTGAAACTCTGTTTCCATGTTGTTGGCATCCAGATCAATGTCGTTGTACATCGACTGGATATTCGTCTGGTTCGGTGATCCACCCAGCCGGTCGTCCTTCGCATCGTATCCCATGCAGTTTTCAATCATGGCTTTTTTCAAAACCTCTATGATTGATTTATAGTTTTCTGAATTCACCTCCACGTTCAGCGTTCGAACATCGCCGCTTCCGCTTGAGTCGCTGGTTACTTTCACTGCTCCATATGTCGCAAGATTCTGACGAAACTCTCCGAGATTCTGCCCATCGTAGTTCACAAGAACCAGAATCGTATTTCGCGGATCTTCCTGCATGTTGTCGCTGAAGTTGGACAGGATCGTATTAATGGCATCCTGCAGGCTCTTTGCCGCTTTTATCAGCGGTAATTCATCATCGTTATATTTGAACGGGACCAGCGGGATTCTTGACCAGTTATAGCCCGTATCATTGCCATCCTCATCCGATATCGTCAGATAATCCTGATGGTACGGCTCACACGGCGTCAGGCTGATCCCTGCTGTTGGTGATTCGAAGTAATCGATTCCATTTTCTGTATAGACTTCTATCTTCCACAGAATCCGTTCCTGATTCTTCCCTTCATATAGCCTGATCGGGTATATCCGGTATGCATATTCCAGCTCGCTGTGTTCTGCATCTTTCCACCCCGGACACACCTCATATCCGGGGAACACACGAAATTTCAGCTTCCCGTTTTCTCCATATGTCGGATAAATCCAGCAAATTCCTTCATTCAGGCTGTGTTTGGCCACCGCTTTTATTTTCTTTGCAAAAGCCTTATTGAATACCTTTTTCAGCGCTTTCGCATAAGCAGCATCGTCGCTTCGGAATGTGATCGGCTTTCCAACCAGATAGTTCGTTTTCTGGATGACCATTTTCCGATATTGATTGTCTTCCAGGCGACTGTTGGGAATGTTGTGAATGACAACAGGCTTTCCATCCTCACCAATTGCTGTCCTCTGCTTGCGAAGAATATCCTGCTCTCCCTTGTAATATCTGCAGCCATCGATCATCAGCCGGCGCTCCGGGGACCCAAGGAAAAAACTGATCTCCTTCTCCATGAATTCCAGTTCGTTCATCCGGTCTCGTGCTCCTTCCCGGATGATTCTGTTTATATTGTCAATCAAGCTGAAATCAAACATTGTTCCCTCAGTCTTTCCCTCCGATCGGCTAACCGATCCATCTGTCTTCCCGTTTAATCGAAAGAAAATGTCTTTCTTCCAAGTCGCCTCACCAATGACGCAGCTGAGTCCGGTGCGTCATCATGATCGGCATTCTCTGTATAATCAAGGATCTGGTCTATATAATCCGGATCTGTTTCCGGTATCCATTCGATGCTTTTCCAGTTTGCCCGCAGATACGTACTTATTTTCAGGTACTTGTTCATATGCTCCGAGTACATATCCACGCGCCAGCCAAGAGATTTCATCTCTTTGGCCAGATATCCCTTGTCTCCATTTGTTTCACATGCAATTGATCCCGCCTGCATCCTCTGATGCAGTGCCTTCATCTCTTCCAGGCAGCTGTCTACATGCTTCGACCACAAACGCCCATATCCAATGATTCTTCCGTCATCCAGCTGGCGCATAACGGTATAGGCTGTATAATCTCCTCCGCCATAGGCCGCGTCCACATGTGCCTGTCCTCCATGAATCAAAGTCTCATCCTGACAATAATGGGGCTCCGAAAACAGTGCATCTGCATCCGCGATGTGTCGCAGTTCATAGTTCGCAGCAAACAAAGAAGGACTCATGCTCTCTCGAAGCCTGCTCAGCTCTTCCGGAGAAATAAGTCCCGTGTGATAACAATCGTATTTCTTAATATTGGGCATCAGAGAAAAAGCATCTTCTTTATGCCATGGTGTCCCGGTATTGATGAACCGCCCACCTCTGTTTTTTATGTTCTGAAGCTCCTGATATGCGAGCTTTGTGCGCTCGCGCTCAGCCTGACTGACCCTGTCTTTTACATTTACAATATCGTCCGTGATTACAATGTCTGCATGCTTACCGGTGATACTGGTCCCGATACCCAAGCCGATCAACTGCGAAACACCTCTGGGCGATGTCGTCAGATTTGTTGTAATCTCACTCTTCGTATCCGTCTGAAGTACCAGATTGCAGCCGTACAGGTCATTGACCATGATCTGGAACACCGGCCCCCGCAGAATCTTGGATGTCTGTGTGATTACCTCTCCCACATCTGTATCCGTTTTTCGGAAGAAAAGGATATTGTCGTTTGGCTGCCACACAATGAGCAGTGCTTCCGTGAGTGACAGAGTCGTGGTCTTATATGATCCTCGGTGTCCCTGAAGCGTTTGATCATCCTGCTCAAACAGCATGCTCTTCATCCACTCGCTGTGCAGCGGCGTCAGATCTTTAAACCCTATCAGGTGCCCGATTCTGTGCGGCTCTGTATGTATCAGATTGGCCCATTGCTCTCTTGTGTACATTCCTCATCATCGTTTCTCTCCGCGGTCATACCGTGAAAAAGTTCATCCAGCTTCTGAATGGCTTCTTCACGATTTCCAACGTTCACGTCCACCTTATCGTTCCACATGCCAAGGTGGCGCCCCAGAAGCTCCAGTGCTTTTGTCTTGTCATAGGTCTTTATTTCTATTCCGTATTTTCCATCTTTGATCTCTGCCAGTGCCCGCTGCTGATCTTCTGTCAGCTGATCCGTAGGAATACATTCCACTGACGCATGCAGCACCATCTGACCGTTTTCGTCTACAACCGGAATCAGATCTCCATCCGGCCCTATATTCATATCCGGCTTCTGTATCACACGGGCATAGTCCGTCACGTTGGAGAATGCAATGTTCGCGAGTTCCCGCAGCACTCTGTCCTGTGTGATTTCTGTGCGCTTTTCACGATCCTTCAGCCGCTTCTGCAAGTATTTTTCAATCTGAGCATTTCTGAGCAATTTAAGGCCTGAAGCGGCCGCCGAATTGTCAGACTTACAATGCGGATACGCCTTCCGGTATGCTCTCGTTGCGTTCAGGTCAATCAGATACTCATCAACGAAAATCCGCTGTTTTTCGGTCAATGAGCATCACCTCCCTGCTTATGACCCTTATACAAAAAGCGGCGCCCTTTTCGGGAACGCCGCAGCGGTGTGTTTTCTGTGCTTTGCGCCTGCACAATCACATGGGGAAAACTGGCAGCAAAAAAGGACGAAGATTTCTCTCCGTCCTTTCGCTCTTTATCATAATAACACGGTTTCTTGTCCCCTGAGTACCCTACTTTTAAAAATTATCCATTCTGTTCCTTTACCGCATCTGCTTCCAGAAGATCAAGGATATAGCTGTTCAGTGACTTTCCTGCCCGCTTTGCCTGTGCCTTGTACTGATCTTTCTTCCCCTTCCTGCATGTCAATGCAATCCGTTCATAGTTTGCTTTGACATATTTTTGTGTGGCTCTGTTCCTCGCTTCCGAGTATGCCATGTTGACCTCTTTCTTCTTCCTGCTATAATTCTATTAAAGCTTGGGCGCCTTGCAGGAAGTTTTGGAGCGGCGCCCTTGCCTATCCCTATTTAGTTTTCTTTGACGATTGAGAGGTTCTTGAGTTTTTCAAGAGCCTCTTCTTTATCTTTACTGCTCTCTACAATCGTGATGACCATTTCCATAATTGTTTTGAACTCCAATGTTGTCATTTCTTCGTTCTCCATCTGAAGCTCCTTTCCTGCTTATCTCCTTGCTACAAGTATATAATACCTCTAATATGTATTTGTGTCAATACATATTTCGCTATAACAAAAAAAGACGAAGATTTCTCTCCGTCCTTTCGCGTTCATCATCGGTTCTTTTATCGATTCCTTGCCGAGATCATTTTCCCAAGTGCTTCCTGCAGCACCTTGGAACAGCTGATTCCGTTTGACTCCACATATGTGTTCAGCCACGCCGGAATGGTAAGCGTCTTCTTCACAGCCTTCTTTCCGTATTTCTCTGCATATGCATCCATGTCCAGCGCAACCATGCTGACAAAACCGCCATCAGGCGCCTCTATTGCTCCCGGATCAGACGCCTTCGGTGCGCTCTTCCCGTCTTCAAGATCTATGAGAACCCATCCGCTTGCTGCATCCTCTGCCATAAAAAGGGCATCCGCTATTGTGTCTCCTTCTGTAATGCATCCCGGAAGATCCGGAAATTCCACCATATATCCCTCTTCATCATCAAACGGTGTGAACACTGCAGGATATGCAAGTTTCATGTTGAATTTCCCCCTTATGCTTATAAGCCTAGCACGTGTTATGCGTGTTGCAAAGAGATATTACAGTTTCCAGCTCAGCTCATAATAAAAACGTCTGCGTCTCTCGTAGAATTGTCTTTTTCCGCACGGCATTCCCTTCGCCTGCAGCTGCCAGAATGTCCACCCATACGCCACGCCGAGAATCAAATAATCATAGATCTCCGGAGCGACTTCCCGCGCTGTGTCTTCCACAAGCTTCTTTTTCTTCTCCAGCATATAGCGACGCATGGCAGTCTCAGAGCATGCGTCATATCCTCCAGACGTCTGCACCTTCTCCCCATCGTAGGTAATGGCCTTGCTGGTGTCCGGCTCCGTGCGAAGCTCCTGCACCCAGTTCGGATATTGAAGAGAAAAGTGCAGCACCGTCAGAAATTCCTCTTTCGGCAGATAGAATTCATTTTTCTCGCTCAAGATTCTGTTTTTCACTTCCATTCTCTCCCCGTCGCTCTGTCCTTCAGATGTATCCGCCCTACTACTTCAAAACCGGCAAACTCCGCAATGCTCTTCATCATGTTGATCACCTTGATCACATGATCCGGTGTCCGCATGACGCTCTTTACGGCGTGATCCGCTGTCGGATCGCTGTACTTCTCTCCGTTCATCTCTGTCTCCCATCACGCACAAAGTCCCTGAGAGTTCAAGGCCTCTCAGGGCAAATCTTCCTGCCATGCAACAATCATTTGCATGCTTTTCCTGAATTTTTATCACCTATTACGTATTTTTCTCCCAATGCACAAAAAACCTTATCTGCACTGTCCACTGTCATTTTTTTCTTTCCGTTTTCCCAATAAGTAATTGAGCGAATCGTAACACCTGCTTTTTCTGCCAACGCTGCCTGTGTCATTCCCTTTTTTATACGCGTTTCTTTTAAGATTTTTCCTAATTCCATTTAACTTTTCCTTTCAGTTAAATGGCAGCTCCTCATCAATCCCGTCCGGAATGTTCAAAAACCCGTCCATGGCACTCTGTTCCCATGATCCCTGCTGCCCGGTTCCGTCCTGCTGCCCTCCCTGACTTCTCTGCCTTCCATCCGCCCCGGCATACATCGCAGCCATCTGGTCATCCATCGTGTTCCGGCCGGCGCTGTCGCTGTTCTTGTTCTCGGCAAATTCCTGCTCCTCGATGACTACATCTGTCGTATATGCCTTCGTTCCGTCCTGTCTTGTGTAGCTTCCCGTCTGGATGTGTCCTGACACACAGATCTTGCTTCCCTTGTGCAGATACTTCTCCGCGAACTCTCCTGCCTTGCCAAATGCCACACAGAAAATAAAATCCGCGCTCTGCTGCCCGTCCTGCCTTTTCATTCTGCGGTCGACTGCAAGCGTGTATCTTGCGATTGTGACCGGCTCCGCTCCCTGAGACTGCCTCACGTCCGGATCCTTGGTCAGCCTGCCCAGCAAAATGACTTTGTTCATCTCTTACCCTTTCTGCGGATCATCTCCGCTACGTACTCCTCCATGCTCTGTCTCTTCACTCGATCACGCCCTTCCTCTCAAACTCATACAGATCAATGCCAGCTTCCTCCCGGCAGGCCTTCCACAGCTTTTTATAGTTATCTTTGTACTCGCTTCGGATTTCCTGTATCATCGTCACCAGCTTTTTCAGCATATCTGCAGAAAATCCGTAATCCATACACCGGTATAATGCCAGGAACATGGCCGCTTCCATCATGGTTCCCATCCACTTCGCCTGCTGCACTCTCATGTAGCAGTAGGCTGCATTCGACATTTCCACCTCTTCCTTCGGTGTTCCATTCAGATATACGAGATCGTGATAGGATGGACTGTCATCCGTTGGCTTCAGTTCAATTCCTGTTTCGTCTTCCAGCATCATCAGGATGGATACGTTTTCCTGTTTTGCGCATTCGTTCCAGATCCTCTGCGTCTCCAGAAGCAGCTCATGAAGGCGCTTCGTTCCGAACTTCCATCCTCTGTGAAGGGCGATGCAGACCACTGCCAGCATAATCCGCACCCACCTGCGCCCTTCCATCTCTGTTTTCCGCAGTGCTCTTGTTCTGATATCACTCATCCTGACCTTCCTTTCCTCCGTCCATGAAATCAAACAGCGTTGGCATGTCGATCTCACACTCCGCTGCCTGCAGATATCCCACGCCGTCGCGGAAATAATCACAATTCAGCTCGCAGCCTTTTCCCTTCCGTCCCATCTTCACTGCAACCATTGGCACCGTCATCAGACCGCCAAACGGATCATAAACAAGATCCTCTTTGTTGCTGTACCTGTTGATGATTCTCTCCACAATATCGATTTGCAACGGGCAGACGTGCATCTGCAGCTTTCTTCTGGACTGGTTCGTGTTCAGCGTCTTCATGCGGTTGATATCGTCCCAGACCTCGGAAAGATTCCAGGAACCTGGTGCTACCACCATGAATGTAGCCGGAAGTCTTCCGTTCTTGTCTAACTCTTCCGCAAGCTTCACATGCTCTTCATAGCTGTATACCGTCCCGCGGCTGTATTCCCGATAAACCTTCTGCAGGTTCTTCGTATCGATGTCTTTCAGTTCGTCCTTGCTTATCAGCCTGTTGCCGGAAGATCTCCAATACCCGTGCGCATCGATCTGCCACTGTGCCCTGGTATACTCTTCTTTCGTCTTTGTCACCGGATCATCCGCATAGGCGTTTGACCGGTCCGTCGGGAGCTTGCGAAATAAAAGAACATATTCCGGGCAACCTACGCCCATCTTCGAACCATCCTTGCACTGCTCAGACCATCCGAGACGGTATGTCTGGTTATTTTCCCGAACGACATCCGTCACAATAGTTATCATCCCCATGTACTGGAACCCATGCTTCATGTAGTGTTCAATGCACAGCGCATGGAACGGTTCAATCGTCGGCATCCCGGTCCCCGTAGCATTCCCGAACAACACACGATCTTTGACATGTATCGCGGCTACTCTTCCCGGCTCCAGAACCCGCAGCAGCTCCGGCGTCAGGAAATCCATCTGTTCAAAAAAGCGCTCGGTGTTCTCATTGTGTCCAAAGTCGTTATAGTTCGCGCTGTATTCATAGTGGTTGCCGAAGGGAATGGATGTATGAATCAGTCCCACACTGCTGTCCGGCATCCTTCTGGTCTCCTCTACACAGTCGTCATTAACTGCTTCGTAGTATTTTCCCGCTACTCTCACTGTCTTCACTCCCATCTTCCGGCGAATCAGCTCCGGAACCTCTGCATTGTTCAGGCCGTACTTTTTCACGATTTCCACCATCTTTTCCACCATGTGGTTGTGATCTTTCCATTTCCGCAGAAGTGTGTCCTTGATTTCTCTTTCGGATTCCATGTAGATAATATCGATCACAACCGGCTGACCTTGAAGAAACCGGTAAATGCGGTGTATTGCCTGGATAAAATCGTTGAACTCATAGTCGTTGCCAAGGAAGATTGCACGATGGCAATACCGCTGAAAATTGCAGCCGGATCCGGACAGCTCCTTTTTTGTTGCAAAAATACGGAAATTCCCTTCGGAAAAGTCAATCACCCGCTGCTCCCGCTTGTCATAGTCCATGGAGCCGTAGATATCCACTGTTTCCGGAATAGCTGCCTTGATCGCGTGCCGCTCCGCTTCCAGATCATGCCAGATGATGAAATGATCATCTCTGCTTTCCATCACAATCTCTTTCGCCTTGTTCACCCTCTGTTCGATGGTTGTTCGCTTCACATCCGCCGCCGATTTCAGATCCAGCGCAGCGTCTTCAAACAGCTGCATCTGTCCGTTCCGGTCCTGTGTTTTTCCGTATTCGACCGGAAGCTCAATCCAGTTGACCGTGAGCGGCGGCAGATCATAACCTTCATCCGAATAATCTGGATTCAGATCCGACGGCTTTGTGACAAAGAGCGCCCAGCTTCCCAGCCATGCCCAGAATTCATCTTCCTGCGTCGGATACAGTGTCAGGTTGTTCGCTTTCGTGCTGTCCCTCTGAAAAAAACGTGTCAGAGCCTGCCCGGTGTCCATGATCTCCAGATATCCCGCATAGTGAATCAGCTCTTTATACCTGTTCGGGGAAGGCGTCGCCGTAGCGACAAGCTTATATTTCACACCCTTGAACTTGTCCAGAAACGTCTGATAGGTCTTGCTGCCAAAACTGCGCAGCACAGAAGCTTCGTCCAGGCTGGTTGCCGAAAAATAAGTCGGGTCAATGTCTCCATCTCTTACTCTCTCATAGTTCGTGATAAGAATTTCCTCACCTGCTGCCCTCACCTCTTCCATGGTCTTCACATATCTTGGTTTCTCGTACCCGAGAATCTGCACGGCGTCCCGTGTAAATTCCTGTTTTACGCCTAGTGGAAGGACTATCAGCGCCTGCCCTCCCTCGTGTCTTGCAGCCTGATGGCAGAATTCAATCTCCTGCACTGTCTTACCAAGGCCGAAGCTCTCGAACAGTGCTCTTCTTCCGCCTCGAAGCGCCCAGCGCACCGCATCCTTCTGGTGCGGCTTCAATGCTTGGTTGATCTCTCCTGCTGCCACCTCAAACCCGGACGATGGTGCAAGCTCTACTTTCGATTGTAAAAATTCCTGATACGTCATCTCATAAAAGGAGCCGATATATCTATTACCCGGCCGGGGCCCGTCTCCTTTCATCTGCTTTTCAATTTATGGCTACTATTCGCCACTTTCCGCATTTTTGCTAAAATGCCATCGCGAACGTGAATTTCACGTTCAAACTCCCATTATCTCCATGCTCTTTACGCGCAACTTATGTCTATTTCTGCGGTTTTACCGTCTCCCGGTGGATCCGAAACCTTTTTCTCCGCGCTCCGTTGTGCTCAGGGCGGCCACATCCACAAGCTTTATCTCCGGATATGGCAGGATAATCAGCTGCGCCACCCTTTCGCCCGGAAGAACCACCCGCCTTTCGTAGGAGTCATTGTGTAATGCCACCCCGATGGGACCTCTGTAATCACTGTCAATTATCCCCACGCAGTTGGGAAGCCGGAGTCCCCTTTTGGTTGCAAGACCGCTTCTGCAAAACACTCCGCCGAAATACCCTTCCGGGATCTCCACAGCGATTCCGGATGAGATGTTTTTCGTCTCTCCCGGCAAAATGCTCATTGGCCCCATTAAATCCGCGTACAGATCCAGTCCGGCCGCTTCCCTGCTGCCTCTTGTGGGAAGCTTTGCCGTCTTTGTCATCCGCATGCACGGAATCACCAGCTTTCCATCCTCTTCCATCCAGTCGCCCAGTCTCTCCTGAAGCTCTCTTTTTCTTGCTTTGATTCTGTCAAAAATCATATTTCCTCCAAGTAGTTTTTTCCGAACTCGCGCACGAATGCCTCATGCCCGTATTTCTGTTCAAAAGCAGTCTGTGCATCTTTCTTCAGCCTGAGCCCGTAATCGTTGAAATCCGGCCGGTGCACAGCCTCCCTGCTGCCGCTGATGTCTCCTGTGTGGTGCTTTCTGCAGAGGTATACCGTAAGTCCGAAGTGCTCCGATTTCTTCCGGAGCGGTCCTCCAAAGACATGGTGCTTCTCGCGGTACATCTTCGATGAATCATCGTCCAGATAGTTCTCGCAGATATAACAGCATCCCCGGCTTTTCTCCTGCAGAATTGACTTACTCATCCTGTACCAGCTCCATCTCCACGGCATCCTCAATCGTGGTAATGATCGTTTCTGAGAGCTTCACGCTGATAGCGCCTTTCCTGTTTACGGTCATTGTTGCCTTCGCTCCGTCTCCCAAACCGATCGTCACTGCATGGAACAGGCCATGCGCGGTCGAGTCCGCCGCTTCTTTCAGGATCGCACCAGCTTCCGGGTATCTTGGCATAATTACCTTTTCCACTGCGGTTCTCGCCTTGCTGGTCTCGTATCGGATATTGCGCTCTTTGATTGCTCCGTCACAGTTGCACTCATCTGTTGCGATCTTGTCCAGCTCTTCCTGTGTCAGCCCTCCGGCATACCGAACCAGCCTTCTCTGTCCACAGAAACGGCAGGTACCCATTTCTTTTCCGGTGTACTGTTCTCTTTTTTCTGTCTCTTCCCTGATTACTTCCATGTTTCCTCTTTCTCCACATAGAATGTGGTGTTTATGACTTCACCTTTCCACTTCTTCAGTTCATCGCAGATCTGCAGCATCATCGCCTCTTTTTTCGGATGCTCTTCCTTGTGCAGACCGGTGAACTTGTGCGGATCCATCCCGCACAAAAGGCTTTCCCAGTCTCCGCGGTTCTTTACCTCTTCGCCGCTCTTCTTTTTCCAGTCGCTTTCTCTCCACTGCCACGGCCATCCTGCATTCAATGCACCAATGACAGGATCTGACATGATAATCTGCACGCTGCATGGCCGGATCAGGATGTCCAGAGCAGCCGTCAGCGTCCGAAGCTGCGCCTGTTCCTTTGTTGCATCCATGAGCCTCACGAAGCCACGACGCTGCGCCTTCTGCTCTCCCGCTTCTACAAGCCATAATCCAACTCCGCAAGATGCCTGCGGAGCAGTCCATGATGTTTCTACGTAAATCTTCACTTCCACCTTTCTCACCTCCCTTCCGGCGCTGCCCTTCCGCGTTTTCTCTTCTCCGGCTCTTCCAGACGGATATAGCTGATCTCCTGAAATGCTGTCCCGTCCTCATACGTGCCGCACACCGTGTGGTCCTTGTCGATCACATACCCTTTCCGCTCCTTCGGGTCCCGGAAACCTGTTCTTCTGGAAATTATCCGGATAGTAATCTTCGGATCTTTCAGGTTCCGTGAAGGGGTATAGAGCTGTCCGACCTTTGTTCCTTCTGTTTCTGCGGTCCGCAGCGCATATTTCACGAAGTAACTTGCAATGTCTGCATATTGTCCTTTTGAATTTAACGGAACTATATTCACGATCTGTCCTAGCTCCCAGCACTCCCTTATCTCCTGCAGATCTGCATCCGACAGAACCATGTGAATGTGTCTGGACCCTCTCGGGCCGACCTCCATTGTGGCTACGTACTTCATTTCTTTTCCCGCCTTCTGATACCTGGCCTTCAGGCGCCTGCGGAAATTGCCAAAGCGTTTTTTCATTTCTGCTGAATCTTTCGGGGCATCTGCTTTCTTCCAGGACAATGTGAGCAGTGCATCTGTCCCATCCTGAAAGTTTGCATTGAGCTTCCATCGGAGCTTCGCCTCTGCTCTCTTGATGTGTGCTCTTTTCGTACTCTCCGTGGATTCTCTTTCCGGAGGTCCTCCCCTTCCTCTTGCTCCATAGCGTGGGGCGATGATTCTCTGAACCTCCATCACCTTTCCCGCGCAGATGATTTTCTCTATTCCCCGCATTTTCCTTCCTCTTTGACTGGATACGGTCGTAAAGTGGATTGCTTTACCGCGTCGCGAAAGCGGAACCGCCCCGCTTTCTTCCGTCTTTTATCTTGTGGTTTTCAGGAAATGCACTATACTAGATGTTGTATAGCTTTTGGCGCTATTGCATTTCCCGAAGAGGCGGTTTACCAGAACCGTCTCTTCATTTTTTTGCCTGATCTTTCAGCCGGTTATAGATCCGGCCACAATCCGGCGTTGCCATCAGATGCTCCAGAGTTATCCGCTTTCGCTTTCCGCAGATCTGCCGGCAGAAGTCTTCCCCGGAGATCCGTATCCGCTCCCGCTGCGTGTCCATCGAGATCGGGCAGCATGGGATCCTCTCTTCGTCCATCCCTTCCTCCTTTCTTTTCCTTAAAAATCGCGCACCCAGAAGGATTCGAACCTTCGCTGCTGAGGGGAAGAGCAGCCTGCCTTGTGAGTGCAGTACCCGCGCTGTCCTTCGCGGGTCCGCCTTTTATTGCTGAAGCGGTCAGCGCACAGATCTATGTTTCCCGTGGAGGTGTGTCCGTGCGTCCACCTCCTTCATCCCATGACCAGGAGCATTGTCCTGGCCAAATGCTCCGGAAGGGAGTCGAACCCTTCGGAGCAGAATCACTTCTTCTCAAATGCTTCCACCGCTGAATTCTTAAAAATCCGCTTCATGGACTCCTGCAGATCGGTGAGGTAGTCCTTTCCGTTCACTCCGCAGAAAATGACATCTCCTCTGACTTCCAGCTTCTCCCCCGCTCTTCCGAAAAGTGACATGTCCGGAAGGTTCCGGTTCAGCTCCCCCGCGTTCTGGCGGTTGCAGAGCATCAGCACGTGCGGCTCTGACAGCATCTTCACGGCCTTCACCTTTCCGCCTACCGCCATCTCCATCGCTTTCATCGTATCGGTGAGCCCTACAATGTACGGCTTCGCATTCACCGGACAAAAAAGTACCCTGATCTTCTTCATTTCTTCCCCTTTCTCCCACGTGCGACCTGTATCTGCACGGCAGCCTTACTGACTCCGTACTCCTCTGCCAGATCATCCCAGCTTCTTCCGGCAGCTCTTTCCCTGACCAGCTTCTTCCGCTCCTCGTCTGTCCAGACGTGGGCTCCTTTCCTTATTCCGCTTTTCTTTTTGATCAGCGCCTGATCCTTCAGCTCTCCTTCACTTTCTGCTAAAATACCCGCAGGAGGTGCATCATCTGAAACTGCTTGACCATTCCCTGTTCTTTCTGTCTTTCCGTTTTTTTCATCAGCTGAAAAAACTTCCGAATCCTTCACAGTATGGCTATATTCTGACCAGCGATTATTCACGTCTTTATGTCCGTACTTCCGGAAATTTCTCTTTTGATGAGTGCTACAATCCTCGGGCTCCGTATGTTGATTGCGCTTCTTATGGCAATGAGCTGTTTAATGTTCTTACCTTCCTTCAGAAGGAAGAATATCTGCATTACTCTGGCCACCACATCACTCTTGACATCAAAGGACAGCACCCTTCTGAACTTTTATCCCAAAAGTTCTTTCGTGAATTTACGCGGTCCGTTTTATGCCAAATCGTCGTTTCCATCATTACTACGCTGATCACCCTAGCCATAACCGGACGATGATTGTTGACGTAATCACCGATACAACCGGCGGAACAATCCAGTCCCACACGAAAACAACAGCTTTCCTGCATCTTTCTTCGCCGATCCTTTCGGACAGCCATTTCATATGCAGCTTTACGAACCAGTAAAATCGCTCGTCATCTTTCATTTTCTTCTCTCGCCTTTCGTAACTTTCCCTGGTGCTATACTTTCCTTACAGGCTCCTGCCAGAGCCGAGTATCAGGAAAGGAGGTAGCTCACCATATGAATAAAACCGAATTAAGACTTCTCTCATATGCGTACGAAAACTATCAAAAAACTCTTGATCCCCATTGCATTTATCGCTGGCATAATGGAAATGATATGTTTTTCGTATCTGAAGCTTTAGAGAGTCTTACCGAAAAGGGCTATATTTCAGATGTCCCCAGTGACATCATTACTGGAAGCTTCAGTCCTTTGACCCCCTTCAGCTTCACCATCACAGCTGTCGGGATCGAGTACATGCGCTCGCAGCGGGAAAGCTAATTCCACAACTTCCCGCGGTGGGCATGTGCACAGCGCGAACTTTGTCAGATACTGGGAAAGCTCCCTTCCTGTCAGAGTTCGCAGTTCTGCTAAAAGTGCATCACACAGAATTTCTTTCTGCTTCCGTTCCGGAATATCGCTCGGAATGTTCACTGCCAACGCCATAAGATCTTTCATCTACTCACCTCACCCCGCATCGTCCATGTCTTCGCCCTGGTAGTATCTCCTGTGCTTCCGCCGCCTTCTCTCTTCCCGCTTCCGGTCTTCCTCAATGCCATCCATTAAAATGGCTGCGACCGTCAGCCCGATCCCGATCATGTGCAACACCACCGCAGGAAGCTGCAGATCAAAGATCGCCGACATGATCACCGACTCCAGCAGACAAAGCACTCCTGTCCACGATACCCATTTGCTCATTCTTCTTTCTCCTTATGATCTCCGCCAGCACCGCATACACCTCGCAGTCAGCCGGTACTACTACGCCCTTCATGGAATCTCTAACCGTTCCGTCCGCCATAATGTTTCTGACCTTCAGTGCCATATGCTGCCTCCTTATTACTTTCGATTCCCTCGATATGCTTCCTTGGCAAGCTTCAGCAGTATGTTCTTCCACTTGTCCGGAAGGTCTGCGAAGTCCTCCCCGGCCACACCGCAAAGGAAACAGTCTCCTACGATCTTCAGTCCCCATCCTACGTATGGCTGTAAGTCCGGGACACTCGGATTCACCGCGCGACCCTTGAGCACCCCCTCCTCGTCGCAGACCAGCACTACCTCAGGGGCTTGCAGAATCGTCTCTGCCTCGATGTAACCGCCAATGAAGTTCTGCATGTTTCTCAGCGAATTCTCGATATTGGTGATGTACGGCTCCCGGTCTACCGGGAGAGCTAAAATCCGGATCTTACTCATAGCCCTTCTCCTCCTTCCAGGCGTCGTATTCTTCTTGCAGTCCCGCGTCTGAAATCAGATCAAGAAGTCCCAAATACTTCGCGGATCGTCTTATTTCCGCTATGCGAAGGGTTGCGTTCTGAATCGGCAATCTGCATTCGGCGGCGTGTGCGAACAGTCGATGTTTCAAATCATCGAACTTCGCATCCGGTTCCTTCTCCTCCTGCGGCTCTTCGTGGAAAAGCTTCTCGATCAAGCTGTTCATCTTGATCACCATACGGATCATGACCGCGCCCCTGTTTTCTTCTTCGTAAGCTGCATTGACAGCTTCCGCAGTAGCCTTGGCGATAGCATCCATTACCTCTTTCTCGCTGAGAAGCTTCTTTCTCTTGTCTTTCTCCATTCGCCATTCCTCGAAGCCCTTCTCGTCAAAGCCTTCAAGCATTTCATACAGTCCCTTCATTGCATTCCCCTTTCCTGCTGCCGCAATACTAGTTCTTACTTAGTGTTTCAGGCACAAAAATATCGCTCATGGTGCAGCCATACAAATTGCAAAGCTGAATGAACTGCTGTGTTTTCGGAAAGGTGCGATTGCTCTCCCAGCTTACGATTGTACTTGTTGCAAATCCGGTCTTTTTATGCACTTCTTCCTGCGTCAGCCCCGCATTGATCCGTGCTGCTTTCAGTGACATGCTCATGTGCTGCCCTCCTTTCGTGATTTTTGGAACACGCTAATAATACTAAGTTATTCTTAGCATGTCAATAAAAACTTAGTGTTTTTCATATTTTTTATTTTACTTTTGCTAGTTTACGAAGTATTATCAAGGAAAGGAGATATTGTCATGAGTGATACTGAATTAAGAAAGATATTCGCCAATAATCTAAATTACTACCTGAGCATAAACGGATTTTCGCAGGCAGACATGGCCCGTCACATGCATGTTTCAACTGCCACTGCCGCTCAGTGGTGCACCGGGAAGACAATGCCCAGAATAGATAAGATCCAAAGCCTCTGTAATTGGTTTGGCATAGAAAAGTCCAGCCTTTTGGAGGAAGAAACTCACGATCCAGAAGAAAAATACTATATGAACGCAGAAGCGCGTGATATGGCTGAGTTCCTGTTTAAGAATCCGGAATACAAGGTCCTCTTCGATGCTTCTCGGAAGGTTAAGCCGGAGGACATCGATTTTGTAAAGCGTATGATGGACCGCATGAGAGGAAGTGATTCCGGTGATTGATGATAATATCCAGACCCTTTGTCTGGATCTCCCCACTACGATTCAGTCTTATGTAGTCTCCAACCGCGACGGCAGCTACACCGTCGTGCTCAATGCAAGGCTGTGCCGAGAGCAGCTTCTCAGCGCATACTCACACGAAATTGCACATCTCTGCCATGGAGATTACGAGAAGACATGCAGTGCCGATCTGATTGAAGTTCATGCACACCAACTCACAAATTAGATTCGCTATTTTTCTGGGGGACTTATGAGAGAATTTGCTTTTCTGTTGATACTGTTATTAATATTTGCCGGTGCCGCCCCTTATATATTTCTCGCTTTCGCGATTGTATGTATTACCTTAATCTCATTTTTTATTTGGAAGTCCATTCATAAACAAAAGAGGCCTAAAATTCCGTCGCTTGTACTCCAAATAAGCCAGCTATTAGATGATTCCTATGACCTTCTTTGTACTACGGCTAATCCAGAAACATTTCGTTCCCGTTTGTCTTTTTCTATGGATAAACTGGCTGAATTAAAGGCAATGTCTGGCTCTGCCTCAAAAGATGCGTCGGCTGTATACAATCACTATTATCCATTACTCACAGGCGACAATCTTCTCATGCTCATGCAGCAATGCCGAAAAAGATACTATGACAAGGCAGTTTCAGAATTGAAAACAGCCTCTGGAATAAAAAAACGTATGCAGAAATTTGACGCCATAATGGGTGTACCTTCTTCTCCCGCTCCAGACGCATGTACTCCCTCCGGCTCTCCTCAAATATCCACGCCGGCCTCACATCAGTACATTACTGATGGAGGCGTTACGTTCCATACAGATGGAACTCCTATCACTGATGACGAAATTCCTTATCTCATTGAACTTGGAAGGGAGCACGCAAGAGAAGTCGAGAAGAATTCTCCGAATCCAAAATTTCATCGCACAGAAACAGAAAAGGACCTTTCTTTTAAATTTTCTGAACAGTACTCTGATAAGGTGGCTATGGCTGAAATTTCTATTTATGATAAAGTGCAGGCAGCTTCCGGAGCTTATGTAAGATGGTCTAAATCCGCCTCCGTCAAAGAAATTAATCAAGAGATTGCTCTACTGGATGAAGCAATCACAGCGTATGAAGATTTTAAAAAATTCTGTTACTCCAAAGGAGAAGGCGGGAAAATCTTTTTTGATGATCGGTGGGAGTATTGCCACAATTCCAAGAATCCATGTTTCAGTTATATTCAATCAACTCTTGACAAGAAGGCCTTTCTGTTACGAAGAATGGCCGAAATACAGCACTGACAACTGCCGTCCTTGGCGTTCAAAGACAAGATGCAGAATTATTGGATTCGAAAATTGATGCGTAAATAGAGGTGCCCGTAATGAATAATGTGGAAAAATACAACGAACAGATTTTTGAGAACATTAAACACGTCAATGAATATGGACAGGAATTCTGGCATGCAAGAGATTTACAGGTAGCTCTTGAGTACGAAACATGGCGCAGTTTTCAAAAAGTTATTCTGAAAGCTCAAAATGCCTGTGAGAACGCTGACAATAATGTTTCGGACCATTTTGTCGACGTCGGCAAAATGGTTAATTTAGGTTCCGGCTCCCAACGCGAGATTGGTGATTACATGCTCTCCCGCTACGCCTGCTACCTGATCGTGATGAACGGCGACCCGCGGAAACAGGTTATTGCCATCGGACAGACCTATTTTGCCGTGAAAACCCGCCAGCAAGAGCTTGTGGAAAACTACGATGAGCTTTCTGAAGATCAGAAGCGCCTTGCCATCCGCTCCGAGATGAAACGACACAATAAACAGCTGGCAGATGCTGCGCATGGAGCCGGTGTCGAGACTCCTCAGGAATATGCCATTTTCCAGAATTATGGATATCAGGGACTTTACGGCGGTCTGAGTGCCAAGGACATTCAGCAGCGGAAAGGACTGAAAAAGAGTGAGAACATTCTGGATCACATGGGGAGTACAGAGCTCGCTGCCAATCTTTTCCGCGCTACGCAAACAGAAGAGAAGCTTCGGCGCGACCAGATCCAAGGTAAGGAACTTGCAAACGCTGTTCACTATCAGGTTGGCCGCAAAGTCCGCCAAACCATTAAAGAACTCGGCGGTACAATGCCGGAAGATCTTCCCACTCCTCCAAAGAGCATCAAACAGATCGAAAAGGAACAGAAGAAGCTTCCACGATCAGATGAGTAAGCTTTCGCCTTTTGCTGACGTCAATAAAATGGTGCTGCATTATCGCAGCGTACAAGAGTATTTTTTATATTTCAATGACATCATTTTGCTGGCGTCAGCAAAATGTTCGAACACTTGTATCACACATTCTTCTCGTTTTCAAGTGTTTTCTATTGATTTTCGATATTTTTTCTGTTATGATTCAGTTAACAGAGTTGCCCGTAGTTATTCTCGTCGGGGACCAGGCTGAGTCATATGACTCGGCCTTTTTATTTTGTGTAAAGGAGAATCCATGGATCTTAAACAGCCGTTATCATTTGATGCTCAAGTTGCTCAATTACAGACTCATGGCCTTATTGTCGATGATGTCAATGAGGCTGTTTCGTTTCTGAAAATGGTAAGCTATTACAAATTTACCGGATACACTTTGCAGTTTCGAAAAGACGCGCAGTCAAGCGATTTACTTCCCGGGCATCATTTTTCTGAAATACGTAAGCTTTATGAATTTGATGCAGAGCTTCGCCAGCTTCTCCGCGGTTATCTGGAAATCATTGAAGTATTCTACAAGACTCAGATTTCCAATATTTTCGCATCAGAAAAATGTACGACACCACCATATGACCAACACTACGATGAAAATAACTACTACGACAAAGTAGGCTTCAACCATATTCTTCAAAACTTCGATAAAGAGTGTGGCTATTACGCTGACAGCTTGATCGTAAAACATCACAAAGAATACTATGATGGAAAAATGCCCCTATGGGTGATGGCCGAATTGATGTCATTCTCCAGTGTCTCAAAACTTTATAATGCTATGTATATTTCTTCAAAAGAAAATATCTCAAAAAAGCTAAATGTTGGCCCTAAAAATCTGGAAAATCATCTCCACTGTATGTCCGTGCTTCGGAATAAGTGTTCTCACAATGCTCGGTTATTGAACACACGTTTTCATCCTCCGGTACGCCTGTCCAGAGATTTTTTAACCGCGTATCCCATGGTTGATAATGCTTCTCTCTTTGCTTATCTCCTTGTTCTAGCAAGGAGGCTACCAACAGCTGCAGCTCATCAATCATTTGTAATGGAGCTATACTCCTTGCTTCAAAAATATACTGATGTGCTCGATTTAACATTGCTCGGGTTTCCGTCAAACTATCGAACTATTTTGAAATAAAAGCACTTCTAAAATCTGATTACTAGTATGGATTTGCGTCATGAAGTGTTTACATCAATAAGCGCTGCGGTGTATATGCGTTCCTGAAAAAAAGTCGTTTACAATTTGGCTGCCAGAAGTTAGAATGTAGCCACAATTGAAAAGGGAAACCTTTTGGAAGGGACGGAGACTTACTTTTGTAAGTCCTGTCCCTGATTTTTTTGGAACGAGGGCTCCGCAGCTATGCGGAGCCTTTTTCCTTTTGACAACTAGATAATCCCCCGGTATTTGTGTACTGAGGCGGATGCACTCCGATCACTTTGTTGACGTCAACAAAATGATACTGGCCGTATTATTTTGATTTCCTTGACTCAATAAGCTTCCTTCTGTAATATCTGTATCAGATTTGGCGTATAAGCCTGCTATGATGTGCGAATTTTGAAGCATAAGTTGCCTATGCGGTAATCATCTTATCAGCAGCGCCCTTTCTTGTTACAAAGCCCTCTACGGGCAGTATAGAAGACACAATGACTGTTGACCGGTCACAGAAGGAGTTGCAGGGAGATCTGCAGCTCCTTTTGCATAAAGAAAACCGCCCCGGTGTTGGCGCACCAGAGCGGCCGGCACTCCGAAGAGTACCAAAGATTCTCCATGAATCTTCTACATGGTACCATCTCCGGAGCGCTGACACAAATGTAAGCGCTATTTTTGTACCCATTTTTCAGGAGGTGAACATGAAAACTGTCGCTATTTACTGCCGCGTGATTATTCTTATCGATTCGGTACGTGATTCTTGAATTACGCGAACGCCATTCCCGAGTTACTCGGCCGCCGTTCTTGAATTATTCGAACGCAGGAATCATCTACCGCATCGACACG